TGTCCACTCCGCGAGTAATGGCGTCTCAGGATCTACCGTGGCAGTCGATTTCCTATCGGTAATGAGAACCGATCTAAGCCCAGTAGAAGCATTTGCATCGAATCTAGGTGATAATACATTACCAAGATCGAAATTCCACGTCCTCAAAAGAATAACCGAAGCACTAAGGCCATGCCATGCAGCCGAAGCTGATTCAAAAATAGGTGGTTGTTGATTATCGAACCCAGTGGAGAGAACCGGGTAAGCTGCATCGGCCTCACCGTTGTAAATACCCATAAACTCCCAGTCAATATAAGCCAAAGAACCGGCTTCTCCGGTTATTCTGAATGTACCACGACAATCTCTAGCAGACCGAACCAGACCATCCTCATGCACCTCAATCGAGAGCACCGTATTACCATTAGCACCGGTATTATCGTAAGCCAAGGATGATGGTACCGTCGGATTGTAAGTATTGGACACGGAAGCAACCGTCGTCGTCTTGAACCCACAAGCCTTAATAAATCTCGACCATTTAGGCTCAGTACCAGCGGCACCGGAGCCCATTATCTCGGTCCTGAAAGTAATCCTAGCTAATTTATTAGTATTCGCAGCCGGTCCCTTGGCAGCAAACGATTGACCAATAAAATCTCTGACAATAATTGTTGGTTCGGCCTTGAAAACCACATCTTGCACCAGAAACAAGGTATCCGTGGCATCAGCAGGATTAGTAAATGTTCCTTCAGCGGCCTGAAAAGCAGCGGCAATAACAGTACGTTTCTTTAAGCGGGGCAAGTTAGACTCCTTTTATAATAAATCGGGGAAACCGATTCGATAGCGAAAATGGATATCCACTCCAATATTTAATCCGCCATACGGCATTGTTTCAGAAGAAAGAATAGTTTCATTCGATATTAATTCGGTGTAATAAGCATTTCCGCCCCTGGTAATATCAAGCTTCAAGGCTTTTTCAATCATCGCCAAAGCCGACATCAATTGCTCAAATAAATCGTGATGCTCGAACGCCAGATACTGAAGCACAAGATGAGATTTACAATTTGTTTTAGTTACCGGAGAATCCTCATTCATATCCTCAGAAATAGAAAGAAATTGAATGATCGGAAGTACCGCATATTCAGAAAACGATTTAGGCACATTCGACACTTCGCCCATATTGAAATCATACCCATTAGCGACGGTAATAGATTCCAATACCGTTTTTACATTATCAAATATTTTTTTTCTTACGCTATCTGCCATTACGATTCAAAATTCTATTAATTCCCAATTTGTATTGCCCATGAATAGTCGGTAAATATTTACGAATGGTTTCCAGGGCTTTCAACCTTGCCGGAATATACACGGAATAACGTAAGGTATGAGAAAATTTACTGAAAACCGTATCAAAAAGAAATGCCCCTCCACCCTTGGGTTTAACAACTTTAAATCGATTCGGGTAATTAGTATCAACATGCGGTTGAAACATGTGATACCCACCCGGTCTAGCCCAAGAAAATGGAATTGCTAGAGAAGCCCGCTCTTTTGCTACAATCATTCTACCATGTTCATGAATAAATGCATAAGGACTTCGAGAATAAACTACCATACCGAATCTATCCTTGGTTAACCAAGTAGAATACTTAAAAGAAGCCGCTAATCTGCCTGTCCTAGAAGTTAATCCAGGTGGACCAGATAACCGTTTCTCAACAATTCTATCGCGCATCTTTCTAGCAAAACGACTGGCAAATCTCTTATTATAGGTATTCAAAGAAGTAATTTTACGTTTAAAAGAAGCTTCTATTTTTTTAACGTCAGAATTAACTGAAAAAGTTCCTGGTAATGCCATTAACCTAAATTCCTATGAAGATCGAGCACCTGCTCGACTGAAGGAAGAAATTGTTGTTTGAGTCCGACTGTCATACTTCCCCCTCCTAAAGCAGCAGAAACGATACCTAATTGCCCTCGATGTTGATACCTGAAGGCTACCTCCGTAGCACAAGCAGACACAATATCTGGAAAAGCTGTCTCAAAAGCATCAGTGTTAGCAGCCATACCACCAGTATAAGAAATCTTCAATACCCCAGGACCAGCAAAAACAAATATTTTATCGAAAGTAAACACGCCATTAGTTAAATCGGCGTAATAATCCGCCGTAGAAATAATCGAAGAAGCAGCAAACTCTCTCGATGTATCGTTCCAAACATTGGTAATGATAGTTATCGGGAAGGCACGAATTCTAAATCTTCTCTGCCCAAGATCGACATCAAAAATTTCCGTTCTAGCGATAGCTTGGGTATTTCTATCTAAATACGATTCAATTTCAGCCGAAACATTCCCGATGAGTTCCTGAATGATATCATCATCCCGGACATCTTTTACCCCCAAAATATTCTTGACATCATCGAATGTGCACAGATCCACAAATTAACTTTCGTCGTATTCCAAAGGCATAAAGTATAGGGGAGACCATCAGTTTATCTCCCCTATACCAATAGAAGAAACACCGAGTGAAGACCAGGCACTACTCTTAATTCGCGCTAAGAGAAGCAAAACCTCCGTAAAGCAAAACCACGCTGATAAGAAGTGATGGAGACGTTCCTGAAATCGTCGTCACCGCACGAACATATTTCTTTCTGCCACTAAGGCTGAAAGGAATCATCAAAATCGTATTATCGCTTGTTTCGCTAATTGATGCCGACACCGCGCCAGCAACATCAGCAGTATCTGAAGCAAAATTCGATACACCAGATTCATTAATCTGGACAGTAGCAACAACGGTAGTACCGGTAATAGCGCCAAGAACGACAATTGCCAATCCCCTACCGGTAGATCCAGTAAGTTCTACCCCGGCAGTAGGAGTATTGGTTGCAGTAATCGTCTGCGGGGCTAGCAAAATCCCCTGTTTAACTTGAGATTTAATATCCAAATTCATGTTAACTCCTGATTAATTCAATGACTTCTGAATGTAAAAACTACCTTCATGCCTTGGGCCGCAATCAGCATAAAGAATAGCTCTGATCCAGAGCTCATTTTTCTCAAACGCCGTAGAAGTCTCAGTTGAAGCGGCAATCTCCAAAACATTCCACATGGCCAAAATAAAATCATCCCAACTACCAAAATAAGCATCATCAGTAGCTGCAGGAGATACCAAAGTTGAACGTACAACTGGATATCCCAACAAAGTAGTTGGAGTAGAACCAGAAAGACCACTTTGATCGGAAGTCTGAAGAATCGAACGCTTATTCGCATCAACAATACCGGCTAGCTTCCAATAAGAAGTTGGGTTCATTGCCCACTTCGCATTGTCAAGCGAAGCATTAGCATTCTCAACAGATTTTGCCGCCAAAACCAATTCGGCCAATGCCGTTCCAGCATCGGTTGCGTCAAAATCCGCATCTGAAGTAATTGCCGGAGTCCAGTTAAGCAAACCAAGCGGTTGACCAAGAATCCCGGTACCTTGAAAAATAGCCTTATCCAAAGTTTCACGAAGCACATTTACCAGATCGTCACGGACACCCTGTTCAACCGAAGGATTACTCAAAAGTACAAGATTATTTGAGATTTTGGTCAAAGCACCGGCCATATGCGGCGTCAAATTAAGTTGCCCAGTAATTTGATCCGAAGCAGTGATCGAAGTTCCTTCGGGCGCAATCCAAGTACCGGTAACACCGGTCTTGATCTTCGGGTAAATAACCGGAGATCCGGTAAGCCCGGTAAGCATACGCACGCCAAGCGCTTGAGCTACCAATTTAGGCCGTAGAAGACCAATCAACTCAGCAATATACTGCGGAGGAATAAGCGCCCCACCAGCAGTAAAATCCCCAGCAGTCATAGTCTTCATAATCATATCGCGATGCTTATCGCACTCTTCTTTTTCAAAAGGCGCAAAAGTCCAATCCTTTTTAGCTACCGCAAAAGCAAAACGTGCCCAGCCCCATTTCTTTTTGGAGATGGTCCCATCGGTAGCCCGCTCTTTATCACGCAAACCGATCTGCTCACGAAGAGCTGATTCAAGACTTTTAATCCGCTCTTCATAAAGTTTGAACTGTGAATCAACTTTCACCGTTCCATCATTAAAATTTTTACCAAGAGTCGTAATTGACTCCTTGATATCTTCGAGAAGTTTTTGAGACATAATTAATCCTATTTTATAACCAGCGATTTAGAAACTTGCTCGATCTCCGATTGAATTTGTTTCAAGTAACTCTCAGTCATATCTTCCACTGGCAATTTGCCGGAAGCAGACAAGTCATTCGGCATAAATTCAGCTAGAGACGCCAAGTTTTTTACTACAGAAGACAACTCCACAATCGCTTTGGAATTATCACTGAATGAACTTTTCAATTCTGCTACAAAGGTTTTAAGCTCTAAAATAAAAACTCCCATATTTTTTTCAAGCGATTCGATTGAACGTTGCAGCACTTTCTTGAGTTTACCGATAACCGCTTGAACCCCTTCGGCAATATCAATCGTCTTGAATGAATTTTGATCGAACTCCAAAGGATCTTTCTGCCTGAATCTCAAAGAATCTTCCTTTTCATCGACCTTTTCAAAAGAATAATCGTGCTCAGAAAGCCACTTCTTGGCTTCCTCCACAGTAAACTTTTCTTTATCGAAAATAAGCGTTTGCACGGTAGTTGATAGAGCTGCCTTCTCATCTTCTTCATCCTCATCATCCTCATCATCATCCATCATCGGATCATGTGGCTCATCTTCATCATCATGCCGCCCTTTTCCAGGCGATTTTTTTTGGAGCAAGGCAAAATTCTTACTCTCAAGCAAACGCGCTTCAAAAGAATTTAAAACACGAAGAGCATCTTGATGCATCGGCACCGATACCACTGAAATTTCAATAAGTTCTTGTTTCTTGTAACGAATCGGCGGAAACCAAGAATCCTTGAGATGCTCTGGAAGCATTTCCTCTTCCACCTCATCATATTCCATTGGCATAAACCCAACTGATACACCCTTAATAAAACCTTTATCCACCAACTTGGAAATAACTCCGGCAAACGGGTAAGTTTTATCATCGGCAAATTCCACATCCACCATCATTCGCTTACCCGGTATGTCAAGAAAAACTTCCCCCTTGCCAATAGGCGGTTGCCCATGATCATGCCCCCAAAGAATCACTGGATTATTGAGATAATTATCTATTTTCCATCCATCGACTTCGATAATATCCCCACCTCTATCCGGAGTATCGGCTGAAGCTACAAACCGAAATTTATTAGAGTTATCATTAGCTTTTGTAACAGTGCAGAGCAATTCTTTAAATACCGGTTTCTTTTTCATGCCGATCTCCGTTTTAAACCGTTCTGAATGGTCATCAATATCTCCATGCGAGCAATTTTCGCTAACTTTTCTTCAGAAGTCAACTCATTGAAAAATATTTTAACATTTTTCATTTTTTCTTCAGTAGTAGTACACGTACTAAATCGTTCCGACAAAGTATCATTAATTGATTTATTCAATTCAAAATTAACTTTCTCAAATTTATCCGGCAAGCTTATCGGTAATACAGCTTTTAACGAACGGAATATTCCATTGTAATATTTTTCAAGCCGTCTAACTAGCTTCGTTTCCCATTCCGGAATAGAAAACAAAGTTCCATCCTTGACTAATCTAGCCAATTGATACGAACGCAAACGCCACAAATAATTTTTTAATTCCTTCCGGATAGCCAAATCGACTTGTTTGAATGGATTAAGTTTAGCCAAACGTAAAAACGCTCGACGATTCTCATCGTCCGATGGATTTGTCGGCTCATTGGGCGTTTCCCCATCGGGTTGCTCTTCATCCCCAGGAGTGATCGTATCATTGCCTGTTGGTGTCTCAGCAGGACCACTAGGCTTAACCGATGGAGATACCTTGCCGGACATGATATCAAGAATCGAAGCCACTGAAGCATTCGGCCACCAAATATCGCCCCATTCCTCAGTTGGCATACCCAATTGCAATCTGGTATTGATATGATTAATCGGATAGCCCATTCGATACATCAATTCAGCATTCTTGATCTTCTCTGAAAGCGAATCTTGAAGAGCTGGAACCGTATCAAAATCGAAAAATACCCGTAACCCCTTGGCAATATTAGGTGCAATACCCCTGACAAACATGCCCATGAGGACGGCAATAATGTTCTTACCGATAGGAATTAGCGTCTTTTGCCAGTAAGAACGATCCTGGGATACCGCCGTGGCATGGGCAATTTCCTCATAAAGCGACAACTCGGACTTG